GGATGACGCTGTGGTACCGCTCCGCCTCCCAGAAACTGGCCATCAAGGTGGGCACCGCCGCGGACGTGCTCTCGGATGCCACGGTGTCCGCCGACCAGTGGATCGGTGTGGACCTGCGCTACGACCCGCGGTACACGAACCATCTCGTCGACTGGCAGGTCGACTACAACTCGGCCACCACCGACACCACCGGCCCGGTCACGCAGACCCAGGCCGTCGGCTCCGGCACCACCCGTATCGAGTCCGACGGCGTCAACCCGCTGGCGTTCCGGCTCGGCTGGGCATCCTCGCGTACCGCCACCGTCCGCTACGCCGACGTGTTCCTGTCGAAGGTGTGGGGCTGCTACCCGATCGGCGACATGCGCACCACCCTGGTCAAGCCGGACCAGACCGGCACCCCCACGATCAGCGGGACGGCCGGCAACTTCCGCAACTTCACCGGCGGTCCGGCTGGCACGTTGACCGCGTGGAGCGCCACCACGACCAGGGCCGCGCTGGATGAGGTGCCGCCGTCGTTCGGCGCCGGGGTCGGTGACGGGCTGTTGCAGACCGGAGCGGCGGGCTCCGACTACTGCGAGATCCCGATGGAGACGTTCACCGCCGCACCTGACTTCGTGTTGCGGGCGGTGCGCTGGTACGCGGCCGGCGTAGCGGCCTCGACCGCATCAGGCACCATGGGAATCCGGTTCCTGGACACCGGCAGCACGGTCGACGAGATCATCCAAGGGTTCCACGGGTTCGACGCGACGAACCTGCGCTGGTTGTGCCGCATGCACCGCACCTGGGACCAGTTCTACCAGATCACCCAGACCCGCATGGACGCGCTCAAGGCACAGGTCGGCCTCGCCGGCGACGCCACCCCCGACCAAGGCATCGGCGCCCTGTACGCCGAGGTCGGCTACCAGCCGGCGTTCGTGTGGGGATCCACCGAGGCCGAGAACGGGGCGTTCAAGGTCTACATCCGTCAGGACGAACTGTCCGGCGCGCACATCTCCTACCTCGTCACCACCCCGTCCGGCACCCGCGGCGCCACCGCGTACGGCACCATCGGCGGCTCCGACTGGTCGCACTACGTCGACCCCAACACGACATATGAGCACACCGTCGGCGCAGACAACGTCGGCGGTGTCACCGCCGGGCCGGGCCTGACCGTCGACCCCACGGAGTAACCATGGCGATGCCGGTGGTCGTCGGGGTCGGCGCGGCAGCCTCCGGTCAGGCCGCCGTCACCGCCGCCTACCCCGGCGGCTACACGGCCACCACGAACGACATCGGGATCATCTTCCAGGAGTGCGAGAACGCCGACACCCCCGCGGCCCCGTCCGGCTGGTCCATCATCGTCACGCAGGCGCTTACGTCGGGCACCACCTCCAAGCTGACCGCGATGTGGCGGCGCATCCAGGCCGGTGACACCGCCCCGTCCGTGCCGGACCCTGGCAACCACCAAACCGTCACGATGATCGTCGTGTCCGGCTGCATCACCGCCGGCAACCCGTGGGACGTGTTCACCAACACCACCGAACTGGTCTCCGACACCTCCGTGTCCGTGCCCGGCGTCACCACCACCGTGAACAACTGCCTGATCCTGGCTGCGTTCGGCACCGGCCAGGACGTCAACAACACCACCGCACTCACCTGGGTCAACGGCAGCCTGGCCAACCTGGCCCACCGCCGCTCGTCGTGGACCGCGCTGGGCACCGGCGGCGGGTTCGCGTTCTGCACCGGCGAGAAAGCCGCCTTCGGTGGCACCGGAGCCACCACCACCACCGCCGCGGTCGCCGCCAACTTCAAGACGCTGATGACCATCGCGCTCAAGGAGCAGGTGGCCGCCGCCGGTGGTGCACCACCGTTCAAGCGTCGCCAGCCTGTCGGCGCCTTGCTGGACCTGTAGGAGGTAAAGCCGATGGCAGCACAGCGAGGCGTCTACACAGTGGTCTTCCAGGCCCAGACCATCGCATCCGCCTCCGGCGACTACGACTTCTTCGAGCTCGACGCGGCGGCGGAGAAGCCGATCGAGATCGTGGCGTTCAAGCTGGCCAACAAGTCCGAGGTCGGCGACGCCATGGAAGAGATGGTCGAGTACGCCATCGTCCGCGGCAACACCACCACCGGCAACGGCACAGCGACCACCCCGCGGCCGCTGGATGGGGCTGACGGCGCCGCAGCGTTCACCGCAAAAGTGGTCTCCTCCACCCCCGCCTCGGTCGGCACGGCGCTGACGCTCGTCGCGGACACGTTCAACATCCGCACCGGCGTCACCGAAGTGTTCCCGGAGATCATGCGGCCGAAGACGTCCGGCGCCGACCTGCTGTGCGTGCGGCTCATCACCGCCCTGGCCGACGACGCCACCATGTCCGGCACGGTGTGGGTGCGCGAGCTGTAGGGAGTTGGGCATGCCGCTGCTCGCGCCCGACCCGATCCACCTGTGGCGCCGTAGGCGGCAGTGGATCCCGACCGCCGCGGCCGCCGCCGGCGGGGGACCGGTCGCGATCCGGTCGGTCACGGTCGGCACCAATTCCGGCAGTTCGGCCACCGTCTCGGCCACCACACCGACGGACACCGCAGTCGGCGACCTGCTGGTCATCATCCACGGCAACGATTTCCACCTCCTGTCGAACATGCCCACCCCGACGGTCACCGGCTCGCCGACGGTCACCGCGATCACCGACGCGGTCGCGGACGGCGGCACCAACCTCGCCCACATCAAGGGCTACTGGGCGGTCGCGAACACGTCCGGCGCGAACACGGTCTCGGTCACCGAGACCGGCACCGCCGACGAAGAGAAATGCATGGTTGTCTACGTCCTGACCGGGGCGGACACCTCCGACCCGATCGACGCCGCGGCCAACAACACCGGCACCACCACCAACAGCCAGGTCGCCCCGGCCGTCTCGCCGGCGTCCAGCGACGCCTACGTCATCACCCACGTCAACTCCGGCGGCGGCGGGTCGGCGGCCGCGTACACGTCGCCCGGTGACGTCACCGAGCAGTACGAGGTCCACGTCGGCGGCCTGTCCGGGGTCGGCGCCGTCAAGCAGTTGGCCGCCTCCGGCTCTACCGGCACGTTCACCTACACGACCGGTGTCGACTCGACCCCGTACGGGGCGGTCACGATCGCCGTGCGCACCGCCTCCGGGGCGGCCGGGGTTACCGGCTCCGGTGCGGTGCCGCAAAGGTCGGCGACGACCGACACGGGCCGTAAGCAGGCGGCCGCCGGGTCGGCCTCGGTAGCGCGTTCCACTACCGCGGGCACGGGCCGTAAGCAGGCCACCTCGGCGACAGCGTCGACGCAGCGCAGTTCAGTGGTGGCCGCCGGCGTCAAACAGGTCACCGCGACCGCCGTAGCAGCTGGACATGCCAGCACCGCCGACACGGGCCGCAAGCAGGGCAGCGCGTCAGCGGCGACCGTGGCCCACGCCACCACGCAGACGGAAGGCGCCCCCGGCACCCCGGCGCCATCTGGGAACGCCGCGGCAACCCAACACACCACGACCACGACAACCGGCCGCAAGACACCCATCACCACGGCCACCGCCGCCGCACATGTCGCCGTCGCGGCCGCCGGCCGCAAGCAGTCCGCGTCCGCGGCCGCGCCAACTCAGCGCAGCACGGTCACCGACACCGGCCGCAAACAAGTCACCGCCGCCGCAGCGAGCATCGCGCACCCGGCCAGCCAGGCAACCACATCGGTCGGTATCGGCGGAGCGGGCTCGACGCCCACCCACTCGTCGACCACCACGACCGGCAAGCGCACAGCGGTTTCGGCGGCCGCGACGAGCACCCGCACGGCCACCGCCAGCACGGGACGCAAGTCGAGCGTCGGCGCCGCGGGCCGGGCGGCCCCGCACCCGGTCACGGCCACCTCCGGCGCGCGCACCACCTCCGGCGCCGCCGTTGCCATCGCTCACGCGAGTGTGCTGGCCAGCGGCTCAGGTGTCGGCGGGCCGGGCACGTTCGCCTCCACTTCCAGCGTCGCCGGACTGTCCACCACCTCCTCTTCGGCGCGACTGGTTTCGACCTCGACGGGCGGTGACGTGTGACCTACGACGTCGGAGATCTGGTGACCCTCACCACGGTGGTGAAGAACGACGCCGGCACCCCGGTCAACACCCCCACGTTGACGATCGCGGTCACCAAGCCCGACGGCACCGCGGTGTCCCCGGCACCGACGGTCACCAACACCGCCGCGGGCGGCATCTACACCGCGCCGGTGACGGTCGACGCGGCCGGCTGGTGGACGTACGTGTGGACCGCCGCCGGCTCGGTGGTGGGCAAGGACTACGGGCAGATCCAGGTCTTCGCCCCCCGCGCGCTTGTCGCGTCCATGGAGGAACTGAAGGCGCACCTGCGCCTGACCGACACCGACACGGAGGACGCCAAACTCAAGGACGTCCTCGTCGCCGTCACCGACCTGATGGAACCCGTCGTCGGCCCGGTCACCCCCACCACCTTCACCGAAACCCACTACGGCGACTGCATCATCCCCCGCCGCACCCCGCTGGCCTCCGTCACCTCCATCACCCCGTACCAGGGGACCGCCCTGACGTCCGACGCGTACCGGCTCGACACCGACCTCGGCGCCATCTATCTGCGCTACAGCTACAGCTACGAATACACCCTGGTGTACCGGGCCGGACACAACCCGTGGCCGGCCAACCTGAAACAGGCCGGCTTGGTGATCTGCCAGCACGAGTGGTCGGTGCGCAACGGCACCGGCGGGCGACCGTCACCTGACCTCGACTCCCTGGCCATGATCCCCGGGTTCGGGTTCCTCGTCCCGCACCGCGCGCTCGAGCTGATGCGCGGTCACATCCACGCCGGCGTGGCATGACCTCCCAAACCGTGCTCGCCGACGCCATCGACGCCGTCTACGACCTGCTCGCCGCAGACGTCACCCTCAACGCCATCGCCGGCTTGAAGGTGTTCGACGGCCCCGCCATCACCGACCGCGCGCGGGAGGTCGAGGTCTGGGTCGGCGCCACCGGCCTCGACGACGAGGGGATCTCCGCCTCCATCACCTCCGTGGTCGTCGGTTTCGACGACGAACGCGACGAGGCCCTGGACATATTCTGCGCCATCTGGGCCATCGGCGGATCCACCAACATGCGCACCCGCCGCCGGAAGGTCGCCGACGCCTACGATGCGATCGCCGCCGCGGTGCTCGCCTGGAACCCCACCACCCTCGCCGCGTCAGCAACCGCCGAGATCTCCGCCTCCGAACTGCGGCAGATGCAAACCCCCGACGGCGCGGCGGCCGTCCAGCCGTTCACCGTCCGCATCATGGGCTACTGGTCGTGACGGACTGTCGTACGTGGATGCGACGCTAAGACGATAGGGCCCGGCGGGTGCGCTAACACCCCCGGGCTGTGGCCGACTGAGTTGGAGTCGACAATGCCCAAAGGTAGATGCTCGGTCGCCGGTTGTGAAGGCGTGCCCGCCGCCCGGCAGTTGTGCTCGAAGCATTACCAGCGCTGGTGGAGGCGCGGCAGTCTTGAGCTGGCTCCCGGTTATGAACCTCGAACACTGCAACAGCGACTGGAAGCGAAGATCGTCAAAGGGCCAGGATGTTGGACCTGGATGGGATCTCATGACCCCGAGGGCTACGGCAAGATAAGCGTTCGCTCGCGCATGACCAACGCACATCGGATCGCGTACCAGATCTACGTCGGCCCGATCCCTGAGGCCTACGAGGTAGATCACCTATGCCGCAACCGGGGCTGCGTCAATCCGGCACATCTGGAGGCCGTGCCGAAGCCGGTGAACATCGCCCGCGGTGAAGGCGCGGCCGCCAGGTACGCACGTAGGACGCATTGTAAGCACGGCCATGAGTACACGCCGGCGAACACGCGTCTCAGCAGGACGGGCACCCGACAGTGTCGCGAATGCGAGCGACTACGGACGCGGCGACGGTGGGCGGAAGACCCAGAAGGTATGCGCCGCCGAGAGCGCGCCCGTGTGCGACCTCCCCGAATCCCGAAAGGGGAGTGATGAAGAAATGCGGATCCTGGTAGTCCACCCCGGTCCGCATTTCTGAAGGCGTTCAGCGTCTTCGACGTATATCAAGGTTGGGTAGAGGCGCTCCGCGAGCACGGCCACACGGTCATCGAATTCAACCTGGGCGACCGACTCGTCTTCTACGACAAGGCGTTCATCGAGGGCGACGACGGCGAGTTCCGCAAGGCCCTGACGCCGCAGCAGGCGATCGAGATGGCCACCAACGGGCTGGCCGCCGCCCTGTTCAAGGTCCGCCCGCACGTCATGCTGAGCGTGTCGACGTTCTTCGTTGACACCAACCTGCTCGACCAGGCGCGCGCGTCGGGCACCCGGGTGATCCTGCTGCACACCGAGAGCCCCTACGAAAATGAACGCCAACTGAAGCTGGCGCCGCACGCCGACTTGAACCTACTCAACGACCCGACCGGCATCGAACACTTCGAAGCGATCGCGCCCACCGTGTACGCCCCGCACGCCTACCGGCCGTCGGTGCACTGCCCCGGGCGCAGCGACGAGCCGTTCTCCGATCTGGTGTTCGTCGGTACCGGCTACCCGTCGCGGATGGCCTTCTTCGAAGCCATGGACCTCGACGGGCTCACCATGGCGCTGGCCGGCAACTGGATGCGGCTGCCCGACGAGTCGAAGCTGCGCAAGATGGTCGTCCACGACATCGACGAATGCTTCGACAACGAGGACGCCGTCGACCTGTACCGGGCCAGCCGCTGCGGAATCAACCTGTACCGGCGGGAAGCGGAGAACGAGAACCTGGTGGCCGGCTGGTCCGTGGGACCGCGCGAGGTGGAGATGGCCGCTACCGGGCTGTTCTTTTTGCGCGACCCGCGAGGCGAGGGCGACGACCTGTTCCCGATGCTGCCCACCTTCACCGGACCAGAGGACGCAGCCGAACAACTGCGCTGGTGGCTTGAGCATCCTGACGCGCGCGGCATCGCCGCGATGAAAGCCCGCGAAGCCGTTGCGGACCGAACGTTCCAACACCATGCCGCCAAACTGCTGCGGCTGCTCGGAGAGAAGGAGTAACCAGTGGCGCGTCGTCATGGGCGAAATGGCCGGGTCTTCATGAACTTGACCTCGGCTGGCACTGCGGAACCTGTCGCGTTCATCAAGTCGTTCGAGTTCAACGCCGCCACCGACAAGGTCGACGTGACAGCGTTCGCCGATGCCAACAAGATCTACGTGGCTGGCCTGCCGGACGCTTCCGGGTCGTTCAGCTTCTGGTACGACGACGCCACGGTCCAGACGTACACGGCTGCGGTCGACGGCGTGGCAAGGAAGTTCTATCTGTACCCGGACTTCGTGACCACGCCCGGCCAGTACTTCTGGGGCACCATCCTGCCCGACTTCAGCGTCTCGTCCGCCGTGGACGGCGCGATCGAGGGCACCTGCTCATGGAACGCGGCCTCGACCATTACTAAGACGGGGTAGGCGTTGCTCACCTTCCGCCTGCGCGGCCAGGGCGAGCTACGCGACCTGTCGCGTGACCTACGCCGCGCGGCAGACAAAGACCTGCGCGCCGAACTGATCCAAGCGTTGAAGGCCGCCAACGAGCCGATGGTGCGACGGCTCAAACGGGCCTTCGAAACCGCGCGGATCCGCGGCATGCGCAAGCCCGGTGCCAAACGCAGGTTCACCGACGTCATCCCGTCCAAGGGTCTGCGGCGGCCGATGGCCCGCGCCATCGAAGGTCAGGTGCGCACCAGCGGATCCGATCCCCGAGCCCAGTTGGTGTTGCGCGAGGACCGGGTGCCCGTGCGGATCCGGCCGCTGATCCCCATGTTCGCCGGGGCCTCACCGTTCCGGCATCCCATCATGGGCAACCGCGACGCCTGGGCCTCACAGTCCATTGAGGACTCGTGGTGGCCCGTCATCCGTCCCCACATAGGCGACTACCGGCGCGAGGTAGAGCAGGCCGTCGACCGGGTCGCCGACAAGATCGAACGAGGTTAGCGTGCGTATCCGTCTGTCCGAAGAGGACCGCAAGAGGTTCGACATCACCGAGGAGTGGCTGGAGTTCGACCTGCTGCGGATGAGGGTCCGCGACTCCATCTTCCTGCAGAGCGTCGGCTACCCGAACCGGGAAGACTGGTCGCAGGCTCTGCGCGGTAGGCAGATCATCGAGAACGGCGCGTTCGTCTACGAGTACGACGCCGACGGGCAGAAGAAGATCGGCGACGATGGGATGCTCGTCGTCAAACGGGGCCCGTACGAGCAGTTGGCGTGGGACGCCCTCATCTGGCTGTGCCTGAGAAGCCACGGCGTTTCGGTCGCCTGGGAAGACCTCGAGTACGACGAGCGCGGCCTGCAGGTCCGCTACGACGACGAGGCCCAGGGAAAAGCGACCCCTTCGCAGACGGAGACCTCGCAGACCTCGTAGTCGAGTATGCCGCCGACATGATGATGCTGTTCGGATCGGTGCGCTGGGACGAGCTGGAAGACCTGCCCCACGACCTGTGGCTGGCCATGAAAGCGCGGGTCGACGCCTGGCGTGAAGGAAACCTCCCGGGGAGGTAGGACGTGCCCCGAGACATCAAGCTGAACGTCGTCACCGCGGTCGACGAGAAAGGCCTCATCCACGCCGCCGGGGCGGTCGGCAAACTCGACGACAAGGTCGGCAAGCTCGGCGACGAGTTGAAGGACACCGCGTCCGACGCCGCGGTGCTCGACAAGAAGCTCGAGGCCAGCGGCCGCAAGGTCAAGGAGTTCGCCCGAGAGATCGCCCGGGCCACCGACGAGGTCAAACGCGCCGACCTGGAACGGGCGTTCGGCGACGAGAAGCGGACCCTGGCCAAACTCCGCGCGGTGCGCCGGGAACTTGACGACGTCGGCGACGAGGCCGACGAGGCCGCCCGCAAGATGGCCAAGGTCCAGGCGGCCGAAGCCACCGTGACCGCCGCGCTCGGCGCGTTCGGCGGCGCGATGGGTGACACGCGCCGCGCCTCGGACGACCTCAACCGCCGGCTGAAGATCACCCAGGATCGGATCAAAGCGCTCGGCGTGGCGATCCTGAACACCACCGACGCCGCCAAGCGCTCCGATCTGGAGAAGGCGTTCGGCGACGAACAGCGGACCCTGGCCAAACTCAAGCGGATCAAGTCGGCGATCGAGAACCTCGGCGGAGGCGGCGGCGAGGCCGGCAACGCGTTCATCGCCCTGTTCTCCCGCTCGATCGGCTCCCCGCTGACCCTGGCGCTGGTCGGTGCTGCCATCGCGGCGGCCCCGCTGATGGGCGCGGCCATCGGCGGTGCCCTGGTGGCCGGTGCCGGCTTCACCGGTATCGCGGCCGGGCTGGCGGCGGCGTTCCAGGACGGCACCGTCAAAGCGGCGGCCGCAACCCTGGGTCATGAGATCCGCGACGACTTCCTTGCCGCCGGCCAGTCCTTCACCGACGTCACCCTCAAAGGCATCGACAAGGTCACCAAGGCGTGGCGGTCGGACCTGGGCCCGGAATTCGACAAGCTGGTCGCGGCGTCGACGAAGCTGGTCGACCCGCTCGTTGAGGGTGCGCTCGGCTTCACCGCGGGGCTGCTGCCCGGCATCCGGGCGATGGTGGAAGACGCCGGCCCGGTGTTCGACACGCTGTCGCGGGACCTGCCCGCGTTGGGCCGCACCATCGGGGCGGTCTTCGAGGAGATGGGCCAGCACTCCGAGGCGATGGCCGCCGGGCTGCACGACGTGTTCGTGCTCATCGAGGGCACCGTCGCCGCGGCCGGGTTCCTGGTCACCTACCTGAGCGAGTCGTACAACTTCATTCGCAAGATCGCCGAGTTCGCAGGCGGGCCGATTGCGCTCATCGACGGCGGCGAGGTCAGCAAGTTCAAGGTGATCGGCGAGGAGTCCAGCAACGCGCTTGGCACCATGGGCCGCAGCGCCGACGACGCCCGGACCAAGCTCGGCCAACTCTTCGACGAGCTCGACGAGGGTGTCCGCAAGATGTTCGGCCTCGAGGAGGCGCAGGACGCGGTAGCCAACACGCTGGCCAGGCTCACCGAGCAGATGGCCCGCCAGCGCGAAGAGCACGTCAAGGGTGCCGGCTCCCTGGACCGCAACACGCAGGCCGGA